GCAATACGTATTCTTTCTTTTGATGCATCCTCAGAATCTTCCCTTTTCATTTTATCTAAATCAATACGTTGTTCAAACTCACTAGCTTTACGTTGCTCTTCTGTCATAAACTCACCTGATTTTCTTTGCATATCCATAGCACGAAGATCAAGTTCTCTTTGTTTTAATTCAACAAGTGGATCACCTTTTTCCGTCATCTCTTCTGCTTGTTGTAATTCTTGTGTCAAGGCCATAACTCTCAAAGAAACCATAGAATCAAACTCAACTTGAAATAAAGCAGGATCTGTTTTTTGTAATTCTAACAAATCAGGGCGTTCTTCACCCATCATCGCTACAACTTGTGCTCTTGCTTTCATAGAAATGTGCTCTGAAATATGCGCTTGTAGTAAAGCATATACCACAGGATTAATTTGTACCATTCGTGTCTTAATAAACGCTGCATGTGAAATTATATGCGCATCATGGTTCTGCTGTGGGAAAGCTGTAGGTACTTCTGTACGTAGAGCTTCTGCATTTTCAATCGCAGGATCTTTAGGAATCGGTGGTTTTTCTGGTTTTAACAAATTATCTACTTGTTTTGTCCCTAATGACTCATAAACTCGTCTATAAGCCTCTCGAACATTGTGTAATTGTGGTGCACTTTGTGCAATTTGTAATTGTGTTTGCGCTAATGTCACCCTTTGCGCCATAGAAAAGATATTAGGGTCTGCCACAGGTATAACATCCACTTCATCACTAAAATCTGCCATTTTTATCAGTCTATTTCCCCCATAAACAGAGTACGGATAGATCGGAGGCAGGTATGTACCAAAAACTTTAGCTAAAAGTCTAAATTCTTGTCGCATTGAGTAGTAACAACGCTTGTGAATTGCACTCATGACCCTAGAACCACGTTCTAATAGTGCAATTGTTGTTCCCACGGCCCTATTTTGCGCATCATTTCCAACTGCCATGTCAGCAATCGCCGCAAAACGCTGTCCTGCTTGCACAACAAAGCCTAAAAGTTGAAAAAGTACATTACTCGGCTCTTTAAAAGGCAAAATTTGAAACTGATCTTTGATATTACCACCTGGTGCATCAACATCTCTGAACTCACCGGGTTGAAACGGTTGCTCATCATCCCTAATACGTATGCCTCTCGACTTAAAACCAGCAGGTAAGTTACTTAATGTACCTGCATCAAGCAATTGTCGTAGTGCAGAAGTGGCAGTTTTACTCAAACCACCAATCATGTGTATTAAACCAAAACCATAAAACCCTAAACCCGGTAAAAACTTGTAATGAACGAAGTATTCGTTACGACTTAACATCTCATCATCAGGTTTAAAGTTACGATAAATACTTAAAACCTCTTGTGAACCTTCATCAATAGTCACAATATACGGAACTTTTATATTTTTGTCTGCATTAGGTTTCTCATACTCTTCTAAATCTAAATCAACATGCATTTCTAAAATATTAAACTGATAGTCCCGTGGTCCTTGGCTCGTAATCCCTTCCATTTCATTGTATTTTTCATCAACCTCATTCTCTTCTTGTGTAGGCATTAACTCTACATCTCGATAAAAACCACCTTTTTGTTTTTTTAAAACATCATTTTCTGTCATTTTAATGACATGTGTAATTCGTTCACAATCCATGAGATCACTCGCATAATACGGTACTACTAGATCCTCGGCTGGGACAAATTTACTCACGGCTCTGGCACGAGTTTCATCATAATAAATTTTCTTAAACGCACTTCCTGCTAACGGTAAATAAAATAATAATTGATCAAACTCTGGAGTATATTCTTCCATCTTGTCCATAAGCATATAGTTCATAAATTCTTTTACACGAGTGGCTTGATCTTCTTTTTCTTTTGACATGTCACCAACCACTTGAGTACGTACTGGTCCATCAGGTGGAAGTAACTCTTTATAGGCTTGCGCTTGAAATTGTGTAACAGACTCGGATAATAAAGGATGTGTCACGCCACTGGCACCTTTGAACGGTTGTCCTCCTTCTGAGTATTTAAAACCTAGTAAGTCTAATCCAGAAATATAAGACTTCTCCCAATCGCCACGAGACTCTTTATCTTTTTTAAATTCAGAGATAAGGTCAGACGATATGGTTGTTAGTACAGAATCATCCATGTCTTCTGCTAAATTTTTATAGAAGTTTTCTTCTTGAGGAGGAGCCTCTTCTTCCATTGGTTCATCAGTCGGCTCTTCAACGGCCACGTCTACAGGTTCAACCTGCTCTTCTAAATTTTCTTCTTCATCCATTATGTAATCCTTGTTTTCTTTTTACGAGCTAACTTACACCCACGGCTTTGAATAAAGTCACCTTCTTTAACTCGTCTAATATCGGGGTCTATTTTTTTTGGTGTAAATTCATCTTCTACTAACATTTCAGTTATTGATTCTATCTGAGGAACTTTACGCCCAACAATACGAAATTGTTTTTTACTTGGTCGTAGATCCTGCGATCTTTTTCTAATTGTATCTTGATGTCTTGGAGCTTTAAAAGCAGGTTGCTTAAAAGCTTGCCCTACTAAATCTTCTAGAGAACCAGCTGTTCCAAATGCTTTACTTAACAGTTCTAATTTTTTGGTTCTTTTTAATTCTTCTTCAGTTTCACTACTCATAATATTTATATTCCTTTGGAGGTAATTCTTCTAAATCATTATGATCTGAGTATAACTCAATAAAGTTACCTTGCCTATACCTTAACACAGCTTGAGTGGTAGAATCAACATAATCATCATTTGCACCATTCGGAAATGCGGCACACTCATCCATAACATCATCAGCAAACTTTTCACCAAACGGATACCATACCTGACCACTTTCAAAAACAGGAGCACATGCATTTACACGAGTATGTTTGTCGTTACCTCGACTTGGTACAAAGGGAACAACAGGTATACCCATACGTCTAAACTCCTGAGTTAATGGTTCACCACTAGCCTTTTGCTCAATTATTGTTGTTTCAGGTTCCCAATATTTATTCTGCGCTAACGCTACTGCTTTTAATTCTGGGAAATCAAATTTACCTTTGATAGCATCTAATAAAATCATATGAGGTGAGCCTCCTTCCTCTGGAAAAAAAATACCCCAAGTTGTAATCGCTGAATAGTCTGCCGTTTCTTTTTTACTAAACGCCGTATCATAACTTTGTATCACATGCATCAAATTAGGAATATGTCCTTTCCATGCCTGCCACCATTCTCGTTTTAAAATTGCACCTTCTTCACTGGTAGGGTTCTGCATATACTGAGCAGACCAATTACGAATCGGAATACTGGACTTAATCTTTTCTAATTCTTCTAACTCCCAATATTCTGGCCATACGGGGTTCCCTGAGTCGAGAATCGCGGGAAATGAAATCTGTCTCCACTTATCTGCTTTAGGTTCAGCTTGAGCCTTCAATAATCTACCTGTCAAATCATCTTCTGCCCATCGTGTCATAACCACTAAAATACTTCCCCCAGGCTGTAAACGTTGTCGTGGTCCAGACGTATACCAATCATACGCACGTTCCATTGCCGTATCCGACATTGAATCTTGTTCCGTGTGTGGATCATCAATAATCAATAAGTCCGCACCACGGCCCGTGATGGAAGCTCCAACTCCTGCTGCGTAATACTCACCACCTTGATTAGTTTCCCATCTACCTTTTGCTTTGGAGTCCTCACGAAGTTTCACATCGCCAAAAATTTGTTTGTACTCTGGTGAATCAATTATGTTTCGAACCTTAGAACCGAACCTTACAGCAAGTTCAGTATTATGAGAGACCTGCATTATTTTCATTTTGGGATACTTACCAATAACCCATGCAGGAAAATACACAGATGCAAATTCAGATTTAGTATGCCTAGGAGGCATATTTATTACGAGCCTCCCTTTTTTATCTTTAGCTATGTCAGTAAACTCGTGAGCAATAATCTGATGATGGCCCCACTTACTCTTTTCTTTTTCTTTACGACATATGAAATCTGGCCAGACTTCTTGTACAAAATATAGAAAATGATCCTGACATAATTTTACATGTTGGATCCATAATGATTCTACTTTGAGCCTCAGTTTATCTGTAGTAAGTAAATCAGACTTCAAG